CATTCGGTACCATGACGGACGGATACGCTTTTACACCGAACTGTGACCAGAAATTATATAATGCTTCAGCCTTGTCCGTAATTTCATTGTTATTCACTTGGTATCACCCACTCTTCACATCGACATTGTCTCATGTCTAGATTTGCGCTTTTTGGAGTATGGTTGTCATTACCATCATTGGTGATTCTAAATGTTTTCTTGTCACTTTCACGTCGTAAAATCGTATGTCGTGGTAGATTTACGGCTTTTTCAGTCGTAAACTTATACACGTTGTTGACACCCTGTGCCTGAGCAATAACCATAGGTGTGCTTGTATCTAGTGACAAGACACCAGTGATTTTCTGTCCGTCAGTATAAGTCGTTACTGGGTCACCATACTTACCAGTAGTTGTCACGACATTGATTACTGTGAAAGTATCAGCAAAGTCATTCAATAAACCAATCATGATTCTACCTCATTTCTCATTCGCCATACTCGAAACTGCTCCAATGCTGCTTCAAGAAAAATAATTGACTCCACGTCAAAGTCTTTCTTGGCTTTATACTTTGCAATCAGTGTAGATAATGCGATGTCGTAGTCATCCATTTCTTTTCTTGTCATTTAAGTTTCCTCCATTTCTTGAGTCTTGACATGAAAGCATCTCTCCATGTATAGACTCCACCAGTACTACTTGATCTAAGTTTATATGTATATCCACCGAATGACTCTGACTCGAACTTTCCGATGTCATTGTTTTCGGCAATCCAATCATCTATTTCATCATTCAAGTCTAGCACTTCCTGTGGCACACACATTACCCAGACGGCACCTCTAAAGGTTTCGTCCTTTAGATTGACCGTTGGGTACCTATGTACACCATCATTGAAGTGACTGCCAATGATTCTGAAATACTGATCTTCCAGAATGTCAAAGGAGGATGTATCTAATGCTCCTCCCTCAATTTTAAACGTATTCACATGCTTGTCTGATTCATCAATGACAAACCAGTTGTGTAAATACGAGCATAGTTCTGTAAGCATGTGCTACATCCTCCTTGATAAATTATTCTTTTTTAGATTCTTCTTTTTTAGGCTTGTAATCCTTATACCCAGCATCGATGAACGATTTGTACTGTTCATCGGTGTGAGTAGTGTGGACAATTTTGCCTTTCTTTACGACTCTCTCCATATTATCTACCGTCCGCAATTACTGCTGCAAGGTTCTTGTCTAATGTCTTGACACCACACAGCATATCGATTGAGATAATATCTTTCTTAGTGTTTGAATCGTAAGAGAATACGACACGCAGACCGAAACCATCGTAGTTTACGATAGAAGACTTAGCTGCACCCTGTGGTAAAGCAAGTGGTCTAGTGACTAATGCGAATGCGTTCTTGTGGAAAACGATATCTGGTGTATAGTTTGGACCAGTTTCATTAGTCGTTTTAGCAATGTTCTGATCAACATAGAAGTCTAGACCATACTTACGACCAAGAGATGCCTCTTTTAATGCAGTACCGTTATCTCCAACTGCTGATGCGTTTACGAATAAATCAGTCTGTAACAGGTCAGCTTCTGCTGCTGAGTCATATACGAAACGTCTTTCAGTTAGTGGTACGCCAGCATCAACCAAGAACTTACGTGCCTTGATGATGTCAGCTGTAGTTAATGGACCAGATGCGTGTGAAACTCGGTTAGTTACATCAGCTTCAAGTCCGATTAAGTATTTATCGACCTTATCAGCGAATGCCTGCATAGCTGGTTCAAGGAACTGCTTAGAGAAGTCGTCAATATCCATAGTTAACTGCTTTGACGTTACTGCGAATGACACATCAAGGTGCTTATCCATGACAACAGGTACACCTGATTCAGTTGCATCCTGGATTTCGATTCCGCTGTTTTCATTGAACTCCTTAGCTTCGAACGTAGCAGGCTTTCTTACAGTGATTGTATCACCAACACCAGCAACAAACTCCTTTGAGAAGTCACGATGAACTAGGTTAGCCATAACTGCGTTGTTTCTCAGTACTCTTAATGATTCCTTAGCGATAACATTAGGTGTTAAAATTGAATTTCCCATAACTTACACTCCTTTTCGTGCTTTAATGAAATCCTCCATACTCATTGACTCAAGGTCATTCGTACCGGATTCGTTGCCACCAGCATTTCCAGGTTGTGGCGTTGGTGTTCCCTCGACCTCTTCATTGATCTGGAAATCAGCCCACTCCTTGCCGATGGTTTCTTTTAATTTGTCAGCATCCTTGACACCGTCTTTTTCGTCAAATTCCAGTTTGTCAATGGTATCTTTGCTGACTTTCAGCACTGTATCAATTCGTTTTGGATCGATATGTGCGTCTTCCAACAGCTTCTTGTAAGCGTTGGATCTCTTTTCAAATGCTTTTTCGTTTTCAAGGTTCGTTTTGAAATCTTCAAAAGCCTTGTGCTCGTCTTCGTACTTCTTCTTGTAGTCCTCTGACGAACCGTCATTGTTTTCTTCATACTCTTTCTTGACTTCATCGACTTTCTTCTCGATAAGGTCATCACGAGTGTGTACGTATTCATTGATAATCGCATTGATGACATCCGTCGGTGCCTCGATTGCGTTCTCTTTGAATAGATTCAGTAAAAACTTTCTTGTGAAACTCATAACATAATCTCCTTTTCTTCGGTCAAATTTCTTTATGATTCGATTATTCTACATGTTTATTATAGAGTACAAAACGAAAAAAGTACACAGTCAAAGTGTACTTTTTTAAAAATTATTTAAGAAATGATACCAATTTGTTCATATACTCGTCAACATGCTGGGCAACTGAGTCTCTCAGGAAGTGTGCCTTTCCAGTAACGTGTCTCTTGCTGTCATCAAGTTCGACATACGGCGCATACTCGACATTGCTTCCGACTGTTACAGACTTCTCGTCATCTGACACTGTGACATCAGTGCTGATTGAGTTTCTTAAGTTACCACCAACATACCACGGAATACCTGTTGACTCAGGTGTTCCTACTGGACAGTCTCGCTTTGCGTTGTTTTCCATCTCAAATGCGATGGCTTGCATTCCGTTCGTTGTGTTCTTGTCCACTTGTGACAGTATGTCATCAATGTTGTCAATGAATTCAATATCAGCCATTCTCCCACTCCTCTCTGGTATAAATGTGTCTTAAAATTGTACATCGGCAGTTGTAAGTCTCTTCTGGGTCACCATCAGGATCGCCAGGTTCCATGAGTCCATTCGAGAAAGGTTCATCCACGAGCACTTCCTCACCACTCATTTCAAGATGGCTCTCACGAGTGTGATTATCTCCTGTTGCCAGCCATTCCTTTGTGCAGACAATGTCATCATTGTCTTTCTGAATGTCATTCAACGCATCGACTCGACCTTTATTCTGTGCGTATGTACTCATGGTTCTTGCGTTCTTCACTGCAGCTCTGAAGTTGCCGTTCATTATCGTGTTAAGACGTTTGGCAGTTTTCTCTAATGACTCACCACTCATGATTGACTGTGTCATTTGTGTATTGATTGCCTTGGTATTCCATCGCTTGTCTTTTGCCACGTTTAGATTCTTATTGAGTGGGAGCATTGACTTGTCACCACGCTCAATAAGATTCTTAACTGTTCGTTCATCAATGATGTCAAAGCTAATCTTTCCACTTAGGTCATCAATTCCTGTGTCGAGATCTTCTCCCATGTAGTTGTAGTTCTTGGAATATATCAGTGGCATCTTTCCGTTTACGATGTCCAGAGCGTCCTTGTTCACATTTGCAAGTCGCTCACTCATGATTTTCACCATGCGATTGTATCTGTCACTCATGATTGTCTTTTCTCTCATGATGTTCTGGTGTATCTCAGTTGCTTTCTTAATCTTCTCTTTGTCACCACTCTTCTTTGCATTGTTAAGAATGGCCAATGACTTGTCAATATCAGGAGCGATCTCGTCAAGAAATGACTGGAAGTCACGAGATAATGACTTACGAGCCGTAGCATAGTGATGTCTCAGCTTGTATTCAAGCTTTGCAATCTCTTTGTCAGTCCACTTGTGCAACTTGTCTTTCATTATTCATCATTCCCATCATCTTCATTGTCACCATTACCATCATTGTCATCCTCATTGTTGTCCTCATTAGTTCCATCGTCAATTGGCAGCTCATAGCGATTCGATTCCTCAGCATCGACTCGTTTCAGAATGCCCTCAATGTCTTCAGGGTTTATGAATGGCAACAGTTTAAGTACTGTCTCACGGTCAAGATACTGTGCAGCTGACAGAACCATCTGAGTCACTTCCTGCTGGTTTGTAACCTTTGATCTCTGGAAACGATACGTATCTTCCACCCCAGCAAGTTCAAGAATACCATCTACGAAATCCTCAATACAAGACTGGAACATATCAACCTTGTCATCCAACTGCTGATATGCTGCATTGATTGCAGTGGCAGTAACATTTCCTGATGCCAGCTGTTTTACATTCAGAGCCATTGCATCATTGTATAAATCGTTCTCTAAGCGTGTTAAATAGCTCTCTCTGGCCTGATATGGAATCTCTGCAGTCTTCTGGTCCAGTTCCACTCCATCGTCCAACAGAGCCGTTCTCGTGCGATTTAGAGCATCTACAAATCGTGCAAGGTCAAGTTCATCCATTCCACCAGCATTCTTAAGAATCCAGTAGATCTGCTGAACATCATCTAAGTCATTTGCAAATCCTGACTTGATTAAGTCATATGCGTCAATCTGAGTTCTCTGTCCTACCAGTTCAGACTGATGGAACTGATTTCCAAAGCATGGCACAATAGGGAATCCATCATAGTTTTCACCAATTTCATAGATTGCAGTAGGGTCATTATTTACTCGTGCTTTCTTTATCTTGTATGCTCTCTTCTCATTCAATACAGATGTTACTGTTCCAACACAGACAAAATCAGTGTAGCCGTCCTCTTCGTAAAGAGTCATTCTCAGTGGCTTGTTGTAATCAATCTGCCAGAATCGAATTCCAGCACGCAGTGCTCCGTTGTATTCATCCCACAATGGCACGAACTCAGTCGCATCAAAGACATCAATGTGATCAACATTGAAGAAGCCATAAGAACATGCTCCCCATAAAGCCTTGAAGCCAATCTTCGACAGAGCCTTGTCAAACTTCTTTCCACCTAGTTTATTCTTGGTTTCCTCATTCTCGAAGAAGATTCCCTTGCCGAGCAGATATTGATTCTCCTGTGTGATGAAACGATAAAAGAAGTTCGATATGCACTTGTGATTTGCACTTACATTGTCAGGCACTCTCTCACCAAGTGCATTGATAAGGAACCTCTGATACTTCACGATTGTCGGGTTCTGCTGCTTTGCATACTCACGAGCATCAATAGCTGTCTGATACATTGTGCTTGTCTTGTACGCAGAGACTGCATCATAGACAAATGATTCCTTGCTTGCACCTCCAAGTTTCTCTAAGTCGTTGTAGGTCTTTAAGTAATTGTCCACGTCGTGTTACCTCCTTTTCGGTTTATAGATTCGTTTAGTCATAACAAAGTAGCGCATAGAATCCATGCAATTGTGGACGATTAAACCCCCAGCAACTGCAAAGTTATGGTTATCTTCAACCTCCATGTTATACACAGCTTCGTAGCCATCAAACTCTATCTTTTCTATCCCTGTGCTTTTCACAGTAATGTCTACTATTTTATCCGTAGGCAATAAGTCTTTCGCAAATACCCACCCTCTTGTTGATAATATCGGGTGGTCTTCTGTACATCTAATAACTCTACCATCTTCACAAGTGACCTTTAAAATCCTTGCTTTCTTCCGTGTGAGTCTGCAATCACCATAGTTCTTTAATTCTTTTTTGCAAGAATTGACGTTGAAACTCCACACTTTGCCACTCGTACCAACCAATTCTTTTATAGGCACTTCACCTTTTTCAGTGAGTACAAGTGTGTCACCTGTTAAACAGTGGTCATTCTCCTTGATTGGAGAATCATCACCGGATTTAGGGTCCCAAGCATAACCTCCTGCTTCTCGTTCCCAGTTCTCCATCTTAGGACTAATCTTAATCAGTCCAGCTTTCATGGCGCTTGCAGTATCTCGTATTCCATTTGATACATCATTGTTTGCTTTGAGTATCTTGCACCATGTCCTCTTTTTCATCTCAGCAATGAATGAAGCTGCAGATGGATCCACAATCACAGTCAGCTTCTCTCCCTCGTTTGTTCTCAGGTGAGGAAGTATGTCGAGTACAAACTCGTACATATCATCAGCATATTCCTTGTCTGTTTTCTGCTCACCTTTATCTCTGCCACTCCAATAGTATTCATCAATGGCATACCACACACCATCAAACTTCGCCCACTTAATAGCAGCAAATGCGTTCTGCGTTCCGTAGTCAATGCTCAGGCAGTATTCAGACGGTATGGCTTTATTACCATTGACCAATGGCATTGTGCCGATAGCGTCGAGATACATCGGATATATGATACCCTCAGCTAATGCCCACTTCCCAAGAATATATCGGTCGTAGTAGACTGTACCCTCATATTCCTTGCAGAGATCATGAACGTATTCATCAGGCAGATATGGATTGTCAAAGATTGTATAGTGCTGAATATAAACATTCAACCCATCTGTATCAATGAATCTCTTTAACCAGTGTGTCGGATACTCAGGGTTAAATGAACCATCAAAACATGAATATGCCTTGTCAAGACGTGACTTGAGCATTTCAAACACTTTCTCATTCCACTTGGCAACCTCGTCACCATAGCAGTATTTAATGGACATACCCTGAATCTTAGCAACCTGTGATTCCTTTTCTGTACCAATGCAATAGACATCCTCTCCAGCAATTCTTACAATGTTTCGTCCATTGATATGACCAACAATAGCATCAGTATAAGTCTCTCTCATTGGCTGCAGGACGTTACGTTCAATTGTCTCACGAGATACACCCATGATTACATTAAGTCCAGGCTTCCCACGTCTCTCAACTATTCGTGCAAGAATAATATAGTTTACATCAACGTATGATTTCCCAGAACGAACTGCACCCTCTTTAAGATTCCATCTGGCATTGGCATTAAGAATGTACTCATTTTGTTTGCTTGTCATTTCTAGCATTCTGTTTTATGCCTCCTAAAATAAGATCAAGTTTCTCAAGAGCACTCGTGTCAGTAATTTCCTGTTTGTCTTTCCACTTCTCAGGTTGTCTGTTCTTAAGCCAGAAAATCTGAGCAGATATTGATGGCTGAACATAACGCTCCGACTGTAAAGTTATTAGTTCACCGTCTCTGCCAAGAATCTGTTTGCTCTCTGTTACATGATACCCAAGAGCAGCACGATACATAGCATTCTCTACTTCATAATCAGCAACTTCCTTGCCATCTTTTATGGCATTGCAAAAATCCTGATTAACATTTTTCCATCTGTAGAATGTACTTAGGGATATGCCAATGTTGTTAGCCATCTGTTCATTTGTTAAACCATCTCTAGCCCAACCACGCAAAAGCGTAAGAGCTTCTTTAGTTGTCCAGTTTTTAACACTCTTCATTCTCGGCATGATTATCACCTCATAGAGATTATAACAGATTTTTTAAATTTTTTCAAAAAAATTAAATACACAAAATTACAGGGCCTGTGTACAGTGTGTCTAGTAAAAGTACTAACTCTATATATATTTATTAAAATTATAAAATTATAAAATTATATAATCTTATAATCTTATAATTTATAAAATATTACAAAGAGTTAATAGTTTTACTATACACACTATACACAGAATCCAAAAAACACCGATAAATAGGGCATAATTTGAATTCGAAAAAATTCGTTTACTATACAACTACTATGCCACTACTATACACAACTGGCCTAAAAATTGTATACAATTTGAAACTCAAAGTAAAAAAATTATAAAATTATAGGATTTTATAATCTTATAATTTAAGAAATTTTCTGAAAAATTTAATTTTTACTATACACAACTAGACACGTGTGTATAGTAAGTTGTATAGTAAAAAAAGTTACTGTACCCTAACTTTAGCACATTTTATACACATTATTACAGTTTAGTGACCTTGACAAATTCAGAAAAAAAGAGTATAATGGCGAAATTAAAAACGTGATCTGTTGCGATCACGTTATTTTTATGTGTTGTGTGACTGATTGGTTGGTGGTAAAGGTGTCCATGCGATAACTTTTCCAAACTTCCAACCACTGGTATACCATATAAATTCATCTGCCACCTCGGTACTATAAGAACCTCTCGCTATTTCTTTATCATCATTTTCGTTGCGTACCAACACGTCTGTTTCTTCTTCAGGAAGCTTTTCACTAACAGGAATCCACTTCTGTGTAGGTGTTACTGGTGGCAAAGCTTCTATCGCTCCTAGTGCTATCAATTTACCATTTTTATCTCTGGTTGCTATACACGTTGCCCCTAGTTCGTACATGAATTTTCTGCTTACAGCATCTTCGCAAGACTCTTGTTCTTTTAATCGCTTTAATTCTTTTAACCACTCAGCAATCTGCTTATGGTCCTCAGCGCATTTCATATTCTCATAAGCTACGTCACGCTCATAAGGGTCATTTGTGTCACACTGTCTTGCTTGGTATTCACATTCGTGTACAATTTCCTCTTCCCATTTAATTACTTCGTCTAATTTCCTCATTTTATTTCCTCACTTTCTATAATTAAACGAAACATAAACGAAACGTAAATTTTTTCGTTTCATTTACGTTTCACAATAATGGTTTATATTATCCTACGCCCACATCCAGGGCAATACTTTATCTTACCAAAACCTCTGGCACGGACATTAAAGTCTCTATCAAAGCCACACTCTGAACATACTGTTGTTGGTTCTGGTGGGAATCCGTGGCATTTTATTATCCACTTTGCTTTCTTGCGTTCAGGTGTTATTAGTTTCTTACGCATTTCTTCCTTTGCTAAATCAACAGATAAAAGAGCTCTTGCCATCTTCATAACTGCTTCTTGATATTCTTTCTTTTGTTTCTCGTCAAGTGCTTTTTGTTTCTCGTCAAGTGCTTTTTGTTTCTCGTCAAGTGCTTTTTGTATTTCATCCGAATCTCCATACAATAATCCAATAGGATTACTAATGTTCATTAGATTTGATGGTATTTCTTCAGCCTTGATTTGATTTGTTGACCATTCTATTGTTCTTGGTCCACGCCAAATGTTTGCTATGCGCTCAATGTGTTCATCATCGTAACAATTAAACTTTTTGTGGTATGTTCTGCCTGTATGAGAATTTCCACCAAATTGTCCATTTTGATGTCTTATTTCCTCACTTTTGTAATATGTGCAATCTTGCAAATAAAGACTAGTATTCTGTTTATTGTGTCTTATTTCTAATATAGACGTTATCGTTGTGGTTGATGTGAATAAACGATCAGGGTTGTAGATAATTCTATACAATAAGTTCTTATCTAATAAATGTTGCATGTATTTAATTTCTTCTTTGTCTTTGATTGGTGGTTTGTACAGAATTATCATACCCTGATTTATGCTGTGGTCAACAACATGCTTTAGAAATTTTTTATTGCCGTTATTCTTTAGATTGAATGGTGGATTGGATACAACGACATCATATTTTGTCAGTTCATAATGATCTAATTGCTCAATATGTTTGTTATGCACATAGTAAACTTTAAATGTGTCGCCAGATAAAACGTCACCGTTTATTACAGTTGCGTTTACGTTGTTGAGAGCTAGATTTAACAATAAGTATGGAATAACATTATCGTCTAATTCATGTAGAATGTATTGAGCATTTGGATATTGTTTGTGGATTTGAAGTGTAAGACTACCAGAACCAGAACAAACATCATAAACGGTTTCAGGCTCACATTTAATCATCTTTGCCAGTAGTTTTGACAGTGACTGTGGTGTGTAGTCTTGCTTCAATTTATCACGATCTGCCTGGTTGTATTGGTAGACAGCTTGTATCCAGTCAGTAGTGTCATCACCAAGCCATTCCACGTATAACTGAAGTAATTTCTCAAAATTACCATTGTCTATGCTATTTTTTATATACTCACCTAAATCATGTATTGATTCTAAGTTGAATAGCTTGATGATGTCCTGAGTTACTGAATATAGTTCTCTCTTAATTGTTTCGTTTGATATCTTCATTTTGTTTACTCACTTTCTTCAACAATCATCGGTGCAAAATTACTATTGGCTATAATCTTCTCATAAGCGTAGACTTTAGCTTTCAGCACGCCAACTTCCTTATCGTGTTCATCTAATAGATGCTGCCTGATTATCCTTTCAACATCAGGCAAATATTCTGCACTGATAACAGGGAAGTATTCTGTTTTACCAAGCAGCTCAGTTGGTCGTTTTAGATTTTTCAAATCTTTCATTAGTTTTTCTATATCCATGACTATTCCTCACTTTCTTCATCATCAGTTGATGTGCCAACATCTTTCATGAATCTTTTCTTACCACGATTGACCTTGTATTGCTCCATTTCTTCCCACTCAGACTCACTGTAATTGAATAGAGCACGTATCTGATCAACCATGATTGACACATCAACCATTTCTTCCAATAGATTATCCCTTGCCTCATGACTGTCTGGATACCTTAGAATCTTGTTGCCAGCCTGTACAAGCTCGCCACATTCTTCCATTAATAATCTTATCCTATCATTGGCACCGTAGTGAATTGCTATTGCTTTGTTCCACTCTTGTTTAGTCATTTTTATTCCTCGCTTTCATGTAAATCTACAAATGGCAAGACCAGAGGACATGCCAATGCGATTAAAACATATTCAAATAATTCTTTCACTTCTTCTTTTGTCATCGTTATCTCTCCTTTTTAAAAAAGGCAACAGGTAACTGAGATGTGCATGTGATTTGTGACGCATGTTGTACAGAAAATAACCAATGAAAATTAAACACTTTTTTATGACTTGAGGAGGAATACCTCCGATCTTTTATATAGTATGTCGCTACCGATTGCGCCTATCAGTATTGACATTAAGGTAAAAGCACATCTCACTTATCTGTTGCCTTTTAATTTTTAAACAATTGATGAAGTCAATCATCTATTACACTTCTTCCAACTTTAGAAAAGTGGAAGAAGTGCATAGAATAGCACGTTTGTGACTGCTGCATTACCGAACTGTCTGTACAGTTGTGAATCACTATTTACATTCATCATTTTCATGATGTCATCATCAGACACACCCATTAGACGACCCCATTCAAGTGGTGTCAATCTTCTTATTGACAACTTGTCATCATCTTTAATGATGTATGGGCCAGTTGGTCTAGTCGTTGATGTTGTCAGCGTAGTGCTCATATCTCTTTCATTGCAGGTTCTCAGACTTCTTTCGAAGACTTCTCTTCTGGTGAATCTTCCACAATTCGTCTGCAATGACTTCAATGAACGCTCTGAAATGTTGTACTTATCGTCAACGTCCTTTTCAAGAAGATCTGATAATCTTAAAGATGACTTGAAACCATCTTCAAATTCATAGCTGTAATTTCCAAGAATTGACACCATGATTGTTCTGTTCCTGTCCTGTGGGATTCCGTAATCTTTGGCATTCATGTCCATCCAGAAATTTGAATATCCTTTCTGTTCCAAGAAAGCGCACCACTTGTTGAAATCGCCAATACTCTTTTTTCCATGAACGTTTGGAACATTTTCCATCAGCAGAACCTGTGGTAGAGCATTGCATTCATCAAGCAGTCTCTGGAATTCCCATAACAGACCAGAACGTGTTCCACTGCCACGCTTCATTCCCTTTTTGTTTCCTGCCACACTTAAATCCTGGCCAGGGAATGAGTATGTCACAATATAATCATATTCGTCTGTGTCATCAATCTGCAAATCACTCGCATGAATGTTTGTCATTGAGCCAATGTTGTGTGTTGCCATGATGTCGTTATAGACGTTTCTCTTCCATTTCATGCTCTTATTTTTTAACTGTTCAATGCTTAGTGGATTTCTTCCATCTTTAGAGATACCGAATCTCACGAGCATCTTTTCAATCTGAGATTCATTCATGTCTGCTGAGTAGTCAGTTGTATCTTCTTCACAATGGATAGCATGATAACTTCTTAAGCAGTTTATATCCCACTCGCTGATTTTATACAGCTCGAATGGATGTCCTTTCAGCTGGCAAATCTTCTTCAGTGCCATCGTCTGTGTTCCGATGCCAGCAAAAAGATCAATCAGTCTTATCTTTTTTTCAAACTTGAAATGTTGTGTATAATTCATAATTCTATTCCTCCTCACCATACTCGTAATCGAGTTCTGTATTGTACACATAATATTTCTCGCAAAGATCTCCTTGCATATTTCCTCTCAGTGGACATTCATCACACCCATGTTTTGACATGACGAAGTCACATAATCTATCTACCATATCTTCCAATTCATTCATATTTATTTGTCCTCCTATATCATAAGTTGTATTTCTTAACTATTCTTTCCATTAGTAACTGTTTGTTGTGACAGTCAGCACATACATCACCACATTCAAACATGCAATGCTCACAGATTTCATCATCGCTTGTGCTGCTAATCAGTTCAGCAACCCATTCGGCGAGATCATATTTGTTCAATTCCATAACTAATCCTCCAATTTATACTTTTTAATGAGTTCATCGTGTACCTTAGCCACATTACGGCACAACACATTGTTGTCATCGTGGCATTTGTCAGACAATGGGCAATCCCCATGAAGACATTCTTTTGAGTGAAATATCAGCCATGATACATCATCCAAGAAATTATATTTATCTGCCATGTTTCTTTTCCCACTCCCTCATGCACTTGTAACTGCATACTTTTTTGTCGTTTTTTATCTTGTATACCCATCCACACGTCGTGGACATGACACCGAACTCCTTGCCACAGACAGGGCACTTGTGTTTTCTATACGCTACTGATGTATATCCTTTCTTCATCTTAATCTCTCCTTTCATATAAAGTTTTTGAAATTTGTCCACCGTCTTTACACAATGCAAGACATCTTACTGAACTAAACGGGAACACTAATCCATTATCGAAACGCACTTTGGAATTTTCAATGTTCTTACCGTCAACATATAAGGTTTTGAGATCATAATATCCGTATGCCCCGTCGTCAAATTCAACATATACTAGCATCTTTTAGTCCCCCTTTCTAGATTTTCAAGTTTCTCAAGTTTCTCTAATACTTCTTTCATATTTATTTGTCCTCGCTTTCTTCAATATCATAGAGAAAAATAATTTTGTCTATGTAATAGATACAATCTTTCTTGGTGATTTCACCAATACAGTATCTCCTAATGAGATTGTTTATGTCATCAAATTCTTTCTTGGTGACTGCATTTATCTTAAAGAATATTTTCAAGATTGCCATTGCGTCAGCACAGTTGCTGAACTTGCTCATGTGTCTCTGAATCATTCCAGACAATTCATCATTCAGGACACACCTGACATCAGACACATTAATTTTCTTTTTCATTTCTTCTTTTGTCATTGTTATTTCCTCCTTTTAATAATCCAATAGCATCCAGAACATTTTTAGTTTGGCATACTGGCTTTTACCATTCATGTAATAATTGAAGATATTACATACTTTTCTGCTTGCACCGAATAAGCCATATAAATAGTTTT